TCTTCCTCTTTGATCTTACGCATCTTTTCAGTTTCAGTCTCAGCCTTATTATCAGACTTACGATCGTCACCTTCGCGTTTCTCTTTTTTGGTCATGTACTCTTTCTTTTCTGAAATCTCAGCATCTTTGCTTTCGTCTACGTCATCATAAGATTCTTCCATTTTGTCTTCTTTTTCCATTTCTTCTAGCTTACTAGCGAACATGGCTTGGACTTGTGGAGAGAATGCTTCTTCTAACGCAACTTTAGCATTTGCTATAGCTGACTCTTTGACAGCTTTAGCATCAGCGATTGCTTCGTTTAAAAAGTCTCTGTTCATTTTTCCTAAATTTTTTGTTGGGAAACTACGTTTATTAAGAAACGTAATAGGGGGTTTGTAAATTATTAAATGCCATATAGAAGATGGCATATTATCAATTATACGTATATGGAAAGATATTAAAATACAAAAAAGGCGCTCCAAGAATGGAAACGCCTTTTTCAGGAATCAGGGGTTAACTTATTGAACGGGACAAAATCCATGTGAACATAAAATTTCACCTAGTATCCCATTTACTTTTTTATATTTATCTTGTGATTTAAATTCTTTATTTTCTCTAACTAAATGCATAAATGAATCTGGGTTAGAAGGTGTTGAAACAAAATCCCAACATAGCAATTCAAAATCATCTTGTACTTCCATTAATTCACCTACTTGTTTAAGTGAACCCATACCACGAGAAGACACACCTACTGTAATACCACTTTCAACTAAGGCTTTAAGTATATTACCTGCTGGGGTAGGTAAAATTTCTATTTTACCCATTACATTATCTCCATCCCACCACATATCTGATATATTATGTGATACATTTTGTAAATTTATTACCGATGATTCAGGATGATCTAATTCACCCATTGCTCTATTTTCTTTAACTAAAGGAAGATATTTACCAATTTCTCTTTCCCATAAATCTTTTGAGTAGTACCTACCATTGCCATTTTTTACTTCAGCTGTTGCTAAAATACCTTCAACAAGAGGAAGACCTCTGTCTGATTTACCTTCAGATAGTCTTACTTGTTTTGGTTTAAAGACATGGGTTTCTACTAATAATTGGCTCATGTTAGTCTTCTTTAAATTTTTCTAATCCTGAATATGATTCTGGGTTATCGTTAGAATTTTCATTACTATTATCGTTACTTCCTAGGTTACTGTTATCATTGCTACCTTCGTCTACAACTCTTTTATATGATTTGCCACACATTTTTTCATACATTTTTTCCATACCTGCTTTTTTCTTTTCTAAAAGCTTTACTTCGCGTTGCATTTCTTTCATTTTCTTTTTATCAACCAATTCTGATAAACTATCATCTTCAGTGACCATAGAAATTCTATCATTTTTTCCCTCAATAATTTCTTCTAAAGCATTAATTTGTAATTCAAGAGTAGCAATTCTTCCATTTTTTTCAATTTCGGCTAATTTGCTGTCAGTTGTTTCTTTTTTTACTTTTTTCTTTTTTACTTTTCGGGGTGCTTCACCTAAAGGTAAGCTTTCATATAAATCTGTTAATGATATCATTTCTTTATTTTCTTTAATTTCTAAATAACCAGTGCCTACTTCACCTTCAGGGAAGTCTTTTTTAGTTTCAGTACCATAACCTCCACCTACACTAGCGTCTTTAACTTGTTTTCCTTTTCCTAAACCAGGAACATCATCAGTATAACCAATACCTTTAATTCCAAATTGAGCTTCTTCAACATAATATAAAGGATTTTTACCTATATTTTTGATTACTATATCAATTAGCTCTTCTTTAGTTTTATCTGCATTAGCTACATCTGTTAGTTCTGTAAAATATCCTTGACGGAATTGCTCACCAGATACGTTATTAAGCATTTTATCATCCTTATAATCATATCCTCTATTAGGAGCTTGTAAGTCAGTTACTTCTTTAGATACTTTTTTTTCTATTGCTTTAGCTTCTTCTTCCGAGATTAAGTTCATGTTTTCATCAAACAATTTAAACCAGTTAGGTTTTTCAGTCGAACCCGTAGCTACATGAAGACGACTTTCTGCTATAATATCTCTTTTAATTAAGGCAGCTGATGCTTCATCAAACCCTGCAGCGTTACGTACTAAGTTAGGGTATTTAGCTTTAACCTCTTTAAGGAAAATATGCTTACTGCCATTTCCCTTTTTAATTTGGTTGTATTGTTCTTGTAATGTTTTCATTTATTCTCCTTTTAATAAGTCTTTAATATCTTTTATATAGTCTAAAACTAAATCGGTAGGTTTAACAACAGAATATGAACCAGGATTTTCATTATAATAATCACTAGTTTCATTTTTAGCATTGCTCAACATTTTATAAATATCATTCATTTCCTGTTCAATGCGATCAAATGCTTGAATTCTTCTATTTTGGAAATCACCAGCATCTTCTTTTTCAAATAATTGTTTTACCTCTAAACCTGATCCTTTAATCTTTTTTGGTACTAATTTATAACCAAATTGCTTTACATAAGCATTATCTTTAACTCCATCTTCACTTGCTTTAGGACCTGGTCCTAAATCTTTTCCTGGATCTTTAGATTCAGGTAGTTTTTGTTTTTTTACTTTTTTAAATGCATATGGGGTTGCATACTGCATTCCCTTACCTGGTGTAAATGAGGCTGACCCCGCTCCACCACCTGTTGTAGACATTTCTTTTAAACTAGAAAAGTAATTTTTAGCTAATCGTTGATATTCTTTTTTTTCGTCTGATTCTAAATATCTAAATGCTTTTTGATAATAAAATATTAAATCATCAAAATAATTTTTAGCACCTTTAGATTCAGTAACTAATTCTTCTTCAGTTAATTGTCCTTTTAATTGAGCATAAAAAGCTGGGTATTCTTTTCTTAGATGAGTTCTAAATTTGTTAAATATTTTTCTTTGCTCATTATATATATCTCTTAATATCTCATCATCTCTTACAGATTCACCTCTAATTAACTCATTAGCAACGTCTCTTGTTATTTTAAGTTGTTTTATTAATTCTGAAAATGTTGGGAGGTCTATTATAGTATGGCTTACTGATCCTGTTTCTTTATTTATTTTATCTGTTTTAAAGTAAGTATCACCATCGTCAGATATAAAATCCCTATCATTCCAGGGACCATATTTATTTTCAATCCAAGTTATTAATTTTGGATCAATATCTTCTTTTTTAACTTCAGATATAAGTTTTTTAACTATTTTTTCTACAATTTTATCCATTTGCCTTAGTTAATTCTTCTAGTAGTGAATGATATTGCAACAAATCAACTAAATGATCACTTTTAATAACTGTTCTTTTATCTAATTCTTTAATTAGAGAAGAAACTTCATTTAATTTAATTTTAATTACTTCACTTGAAGTATTTTTTAATTGTTTAGAAATTTCTTCCTTAATATAATTAACTTCTTTATTATAGAATTCTTTTAACTGGGGTGTATTATCTACAGATTCAATAAATTCTTTTAAAATATATTTTTGTTTACTATTTAATGAAGAATATTTATCATTAAATTTTTCTAATAATACATAATAAGTAAGTGTACGAATATCTTTATCTTGAGATTTAAATTCTTCAATTACATTTTCTCTTACATTTTCTCTAACTACATTTTTAGATGTTAAATGTTCTAAAAGAGTTACTTTATTATCTATAATTTGATTAGGATCAATTAACTTATCTGTATTATAGGATTCAATCAAAGTATAAAAAGAAGCTTGTGCTTTGTAATTATTAAGTTTTGTTTTAAATAAACCTTCTACATTATAATGTTCTTTTAATGCTTTTATTAGATTATATTTTTCTTTTCTAATTGTAGTTCTATTTAGTTTTTTAGATTGTTCTAATAATGTATCTAACACTGTAGATGCTTTTACAGGATCTAAATTTTTAGAATTAAAAATAGTCTCATATAATTTATATTCTTTCCCTAATTCTGTATTAACAAAATGAGATTTTATAATGTTTATCGCCGGTGAATCTTTGCCTGATAGAGTTTCAGAAGTAATTTTTCTTACTATTACTTCAAATAGGATACCAGTGTTTCTAAATTTCGAATGTTTTATATACATCAATACTTATTTTTTTATAAATATATTAAAATTATTACTCCTTAATATTTGATTCATCAAGTAGCGAATCTTTTTCGCTATTTTGTTCAAATACTAACTTTTTTCCCTTAGGGATTGATTTTAACATAGATTGATGTTTAGCAAATTGGAGATTATTTTCTAAAGCTAAACCTGATTTATTAGTATCATTATAATCTTTTTTCATACCCTTAACGCCTAATCTATCTTTACCAAAGTTATCATCTTGTGTATTTCTTTTTGATGCTTTTTCCTTTGGTCTACCTAAAACTGTTTTATCATCTTTAGCGTATTCCTCAGGTTTAGGTACTCCACCTGGATCTGAATACATTCTTCCTTTACCATACAATGAAGCTAGGTCATGAGGTGTACCATATGATTTACCTGTTTCAACTGGATCATTTCCTTCTGCTTCTATTTGATCAATTCTAAATTTACGTTTAGCATCTTCTCTAATTAAATCTCTATAATCATCATATTGGTCTTCACTTAAATGGAATAAATGATCGTAGATATAATCAGATGGAAATAAATTAGTTTCAGTCATTTGCTGAGCTAAATCCATTTTTTCTTTCATTAATGCTACTCTTTCTTGATCATAGATTATTGAAGGAGTAGTTAATGATAATTCAAAATTAGCTAATTGCTCATCTTTATAACCTTGAGTATATAAATGAACTAATGCTATTTTATATAGTTCTGAAACTACGATTCTTTGAATTCTTTCAATTGTACGAGCAAATCTAATATCTTGAGCAGCTAATGTAGCTTTACCATCTGTGTTCTCATCGTAACCCATAAATGCTTTAGGTACTTTAAGAGCAGCAAATAATTTATCTCTTAGATACTCAACATCCTGAATGCCATCCCATTGTAAACCATTTGCACTTTCAATTTTAGTACTTGCATCATTACCTCTTAAAGGAATATAAAAATCTTCCAATAAGTTTTGCATGTTATAATTTAAGTTATATTCACCTGTTTTTTCATCTACATGAGGGGTACGCTTAAGCTTGCTTAATGTTTTTTCCATAAACGCATCTACTTCATTTGGAGGGATAGATCCAACATTCATGTAGAAAATACGTTTTTCAGGTGCACGAACAATTCTGTGAATTAACATAGCATCTTCCATTAAGATGTATTGTTTAAATAATTTACGAGCTGGTTCGATGTATGATCTACCATATGGTAAGAAATTCATATCTGTTAATAAACGGAAGTGAGCCATTTCATAATTATCAAATATGATAGCATTTGGTTGATCAAATTGATTAGGCACATTATAATACCCATAATCAGAAGCTGCAATACCATCAGGATCAAATCTAAATCTAATATCCATTGGGTTTTCAACATTACTCATATCACCACCTTCTAACCTTTCAATATGAAATGCTGTATAAGGAATAACATTATAAACTCCATACTTTTCAGCAATTTCTAATTTTAAGAAAAAATCTCCATATTTGGCTAAATTTCTAACCCAAGGCCATAAATTAAATTCAATGTTTAAAACATCATAAAATAAATTATATAATATTTTTTGAATGTCTTCATCAGCTGATTTAATAGCTAATACTTCACCTTGATCATTTTTTAAAGTTGATTCATCAGCAATAATATCTAAAGCAGATGCTATAATTGCATCTGTATCCATTGAATCATACTCTGAATAAAGTTGTGGTCTTAAATATTGATAGTTATACCCCGCTTGTTGACCCCATAATGAAGTTGATGAGTTAGAATAAATTCTATTAAATCTATCTACTAATGAATTAGTTTCTACTTCTCCTGATTGTTGTATTTTATTAACATCAAAAACCTTAAGTTGGCTGTCCCCAGTATTACGTATAATTACGTCTGTGGAAAATAATCTCCTTAATCTTGAAAATAAACCCGTGTCTGCCATGCTTTTATTTATTTATAAATATTATAATAACCATTTAATGTTATAAGAATCTCCATTTATTTTTTGTTCATATGGATTACTTACATTATTATTACCAGAAAACCCACCACTATATGTAGTTTTATTGGATTTTATACCCCCTAATGCTGCTCTAGCTGAGTCTAAACTTTGCTGTTGGAACTTTAATGAAGTATCTCGTAGGAACATACCAATCCCAAATGACATAACCAAGTCATCGTTGTAACCTGATTGAGCTTCTGGTCTTCCATTTTTCCAAACAAATACTTTCATTTCTTCTAGTAAACGTTTTGATCGTATTGTTACTGATCTATCGCCAACAAATTCTCTAAATTTATTAATACAAAGAGGTCTTGTTCTCATTGACATTGTAAATCCAGGTACCATTTCAGAATTACCTTCATATACTCTAAGATATGATTCTGCTGTTAGTTGGTCTGATTTGGGTGATTGGTATAAATTTCTATATCCCCTTTCTTGTATTGCATCTAGTGTTGCCCATCCAATATTAGCATTTTCAACTACTAACATTGCATTATTATATTCTGTAGCTAGACCTGTAAGAAAATAACCAAATTCTTTAGGGGGCATTTGACCTTTATATTCTGCTACTTGTGTATTAGTTGCTATATCCATTACATGACACGCCGAAAAATCTTTACCATCTCCTCTAGCTACATCAGCTACAACCATATATTCTCTAGAATAATCTGCTTGCTCCCAAATCCATAAATTTTGATCAACACCTCTTCTTTCCATTGGATCTTGTATAGTTGCCCAACCAATATTAGCATTCTCTATTACTAACATAGCTTCATTATATTCAGTAGCTAAACCTATTAACAGATGCCCAAATTCTTTTGTACC